TTAATGAATGCTTAATGAATGCTTAATGAATCCTCAATGAATCCTCAATAACCTATAGTATAAAAATTTGCTTATGTGATAAACACGACTGAATGCTGAAGGCTCCCTAACATATATAGCCGAATACTGCAGGACACCCCCCCCCACCCCCTTAGTTAATATATCTCAGTACTACTAAGGTATATTGCTGTGTGAGTGAGGATTATTAAGGATGTACACGGTGTGCGAAAGGTCGATGGGGGATACTGGGTGTCGGACACTATATATACCCCCCTACATTTTTGTATTATTTTTCAAAAGGGATGTCGCAGTACCCTGCATCTATACCAAAAGGCTTAGTCTTAAAAGATGTTAGCATTAGCATTGGCCGTGGCAGGAGTAGAGTAGTATTACAGATATAAAACTACAACCTTAAGCTACGATTAGCATACATAAGTACCTTGCATACCTGTAGTATCCCTTATGGATATTAATCAGGTCTTAAGTATATACTGTGCATTGGGCGGGAGGCTTACCCTATAGTAGTACCTTATAACCCCTTGATTTAACTACACTTTTTTATAACATCCACTTAGGATTCTTAATATCCCCGATGAACTTATCTAGTTTATCCTGTAGCTCCTCATCCCTATATGCCTGCATAGCATCATCCTCATCAATGCCAACCATCTCAACAATAGCTGCTAATACAATTGCTAATGCATCCAATCTATCATCGTGTCTTAAGCATCCTCTTGTACGTGTAATATGTGTAAGCTGATACAGTAACCCATACGAGAGAGACTGAGGGTCCTTAAGACTCCCTTCAATATCATTTACAAGCAGAGCCTTATCTATAATAAGCTTATGCTGATTCATCAAGGGTTCTAAGGTATCTATTATCCTCAACTCCTTCTGCTTGCTACTCCTAACCTCTTCTATAGTACACGGGTGTACCTTATTAAGAACAGGACGGAGCAACTGATCAAACATACCATCACCAAAGTTACTTTCTGTTATAATCTTCTGAACACTGTGGGTCTTTGCTACCGCTGCTAAGCGGAACAGGTTATCGTTCTGGTATCCACCTTGCATACCGCCTACCTCCACTACATATATCTTACCGTGTAGATACTTAATGACTGCATAACCCATCTCATCTGAACCCCTACCTGAGGGATCAATAGCCATTATAGAAAACTGGTATGGTGTGTACTCCTTATCAATATAAAGAGGGCCGTGTAACGTATCTCCAGTAAAGCCTAGGTTTGGTATATCTAATAAGGTATCCCTTCCAGAGCTGTAGGAGACCCCGATAGGTCCCTTATCTCTAGGAATATCCATAACAATTAGGTCTTCCTGCTTTAATGGGTATCTATCACCATCACTCAGCGTAGTATCTAATTGGTATTGTAACTTATAGTATGTCTTACCTACAGAACCTTCTCTCTGTAAGAGGTCTTCATCAAGGAAACGTGTGTCCGTAGGAGTCCCAACAGGCTCTCCCTTAGCAATCATATCCTCAATGTAAGGGGCTAGCCTGCCCTCATACACTTCAGGGTTCTCAGGGACACGTGAGGGCCATACACGCACAAGGAAGCCTTTATCAACAAAGCGACCGTAGATACTATCACCTGTCTGTGGTGTACCTAAGGATAGTATGGAAGCATTAGCAGTTGTCTGTAGAATACTATCAAATTCATTTATCTGTGAGAGAATCTTAGCTCTCATCATCTCTGTAGCACAGTTAATACTAGTCTCAATGTCATCAGCAATTAGTAGGGATGCTCTATTACCCTGCAACTGACTGTTGATACCTAGACATTTAACAGAGGCTTGTACCGTAGCCTTACAACCATCTACATCAAAGGCCATTACAGAGTCTCTCTGATCACTACGAGGCTTCAGATGCTCAAGTATAGGTATCTCTGCTACTAATTTCTTAATGAATGTACTGATTGCTACAGCGTGTGGACCTGATGCTGATACAATAAGTATCTTCTCATTAGGGTCTCTTAAGAGTCTCCACGAAGCATATGCTCCACTGATGTATGTCTTACCAATACCACGGAAGGCTTGTATTAGCAAACGCTTATTACCTTCCTGTAGTGTACGAGCGATGTCCTGCTGTAGTGGTGTAGCATTAGGAAGCCCAATGTGGTTCCATACATAATCTACGTATGCTGGGAAACTACTAATTATCTTCTTTATCTCTTCTTCATCTTTCATTATTATCTCTCTCCTTTGAATAGGGTGGGTCAGAGGAAGCTATATGCCTCTACTCTAACCCAAGTATTGCTTCTTACTTTTTAAGCCCGTGAGCACACCTTAATGGGACTCTCAGGCCTATCTTTATTACTTAGCTTTCTTCTTCTTAATCTTAAGTTTATCTTTCCCAATCTTAGGTCCTTTTCCCACAAGCTCTAAAGCCTTGCGTTCATTCTTACTAAGTTGGTATGACTTCTTTGTCATCTTAGATAGTAACTTCTTACCTTGTATCTTTAGAAGATGAACTCCTGCCACAACGGCTATTGGTATTGCCATTAGTGTACTCCATCCATTATTTCTTCCTCATTATCAAGGAAGTTTTGTATTAAGTTAGCCATAGGCTTACTCTCCACAATGTCTGCAGTGATCTCATTGTCCTTTAAGAACTTAAGCACTGCTGACAGCTCACCTGGGGCCAATCTATCCCCCGAGGTAATCATCTGTGTAAAGTATATAGCCATCTGATCGTGCAACCCGTTAAGGGTCTCCGTCGTTGCCTTTGTATTATTCATTATCTCTTCGCCTTTTTTAAGTATTCTTCAACACGTGAAGGTCTATTAGCCTGTACCAAACCCACTTTCTCATTGTATGCTTCTCTGTACTTAGCAACAACCTTAGGGTGTGATTCCATATAAGATTCTAGAGCTTCATTATGCGCTGTGTTTAAAAGTCCTATCAGCATTCCTTTCTTAGTACCAGGTTTTGCCCAATCTAATCCAGTGAACTCTGTATTCTGATAATCATAACCAGTAACCATATCATTAAGTTGCTGTTCCACCTGAAATTCACTCTCAAGAAGATGTCGCATATCACTTAGTTCTTTAGTATTAAGTTCAATAGGAATACCCTTATAAGATACTTCTTTACCCATACGTGGCAATCTAATACCTAACTTAACAAGCTCTTGTCTAATAGGTGAAGTACTAATCTTCTTCATCTTAAGACCTTGAAACTTTATGTCAGCACTAAATTTACCATATTCATCTGGTTGGTAAGGTAAATCATCACGCATACCATACAGATTCATAGCTTTCTCTACAAGTGTAATAGCAGCTTTACGATTATCATCACTCTCTTCATTCATCCAACGAGCAGTACCACTAAAAGGTGCCATCATTAATGCCTTCTGATCTAAGTAAGTCTTCCACTTCTCAGGAGTAGGATTATCCATAGCTCTTAATAGTTCCTTAACACCTTGAGTGTAAGTCTTATTAAGTGTATTCTCAGAGAAAGCAGAGATAAATGCAAATGAAGCTTCATCCCAGTGTTCTTTAAATACTTCATCATCAGTAACACCACGTCTCTGCATATCGTCATAGAATTGACCCATAGCAGCTGTAATATTAAAGAAAGAAGCAATAGGATCTGCTCTATTATATTGTATTGAGTAACCATCCTCAGTTAAGTATGAACTCTCAAGTAAACCAGCACTCTCATAAGTCTGTCGTAACCCCTCAGGGGCCATACCAACAATCTTATTGTCCTGATACATATTGTAAGCTAACCCATATAGAGATGAACCTAGGGTTAATTGTGCTAAGACTATATCTCTATCTCTACCACCTTTAGCCCACATAGCTCTACTCTTACTACTAATTGCGTTTAAACCAGGTGTTCTACGCACTAACCACTTAATTAAGTTAGTAGGTGTCTTCACGAAAGGCATAATCAAATTACCAGCACCACCAAAGGCATCCTTCTTAAACTTAACAAAGTCTTGTCCAGCCTTACCTAAATCTTCTTGGAATGTTATTTCCTTAGCTTGAAGTATAGCTTCATCATAGTGAGAGTTTGTAGGATCCATCTTACGTACTAGCTTATAGCCCTTAGCAGAAAGCTTACCACCATTTTTAATAGTAGTCTGCATTTCCATTACGTTTATAAAGTCCTTAACAAACTGATCTTTATCTACACCAGCCTTTACACCTCTCTTATTAGCTTCTCTAACAGCCATATAATTAGCGTGACTATTGTATGCCATACGTTTAAACATATCATCTTCAATACCTAGAAGATTAAGGGCAGCTCTATTAACACCGCCAGCAACATCAACAACATAGCCAGCACCACCTTTAACACCTAAGTATTCTGCAGATAAGTATCTCGCAGTAGTATCTTCATCAAGCTTACC